ATAGCTAAATTCGTTTGATGAGACCACACTGATAGCCACATCTTGTGCTTGAAAATTGCCGCCAGCTCCTCCGCCATTGACATATTGAATTGAGGCTGTCCCACCAGTTACTAACCCGTGCGAAACACTGGTGGTGATGTAGTTCGTTTTCGTTGCGCCAACCGTCCTTCTTACAGCGCCACCAACCTCAATGAATCGGCGCTGCTTGCCGAGGGTATAAACAAATATGCGATCAAGAAGGCTGGTGACATCCTGCATTGAAACGTCTGCGATTACGCCTTGCCCAGAGCCGCTCAATCGTGCGGTGATATTGGAAACAACGGTGGTGAACAGGATGTCGCTGCCATCTGCAGCAGGCGTCGTTCCTGTGTCTTTCTTGACAAGTCTGAGCCGCGCCTGATCAGGAATGAGTTGGAACCACGGTCCATCTGCGCCCACGTCATCTTGTGCGACGGTGATGGAGCTGCTTGCTCCAGAGCCGTCTCCGCTGATGGCGAACTGCATTGCGTCTGGACGGATGTAGAGCGCACCCTCTTTGGCTGCGCCTGTGTAGTTGATCAGTGGGTTCAGCAGGTCGTAGCTGATACACGCCGAGCCGGTCACGCCTGTTCCGGCCGTGCCAGACGATGTGTAGGTGAAGGTCGTTCCCGATGTGACGGTTGCCTCGAACACGCCGTTCATTGACGTGCCGGCGACTTCAGTCGCGCCTTCCATTTGAATGTAGGCGCCAGTCGTAATGCCGTGCGGGGTCGCCGTCGTGACGGTGACGGTTCCAGACGACCTGACCGCTGATGAAATTGTGGCGAGGTCAATCCATAGTTGAAATGGTGCCGTCGCCATCGCTAGCCTCGTCCAGGAATAGACTGCCCAGTGTTCGTTCGCGCCTGCAGGCCGTAGTAAAGATCAAGGCTGCTTGTGGCATTAGTGCCGATCACGATATTTGCTCCGATGGGTCCGTTCGGGTATCCAGACGACCCTCCAGTCATTGGCGATCCGCCGTATGTCCCGCCGCCTCCAGTAAAAGTTGGGAAAGCAGCTTGCTCTCTTGATTTGCCGCCAAGCCGATCAAGCAACTTGATTGCCTCGGTCGCCAAGTTGATTAGAAATGTGATCACTTCAATGACGCCGTTGATGATCCCAAGCAATACATCAAAAGCTCCGCCAATGGCAGAAACCGCAATAGCGAGCGGGCCGTCGCCGTCATCCCAAAGTGCGACCACAAGGTCGCCCACTTTGCCGAGTAGATTGCCGATGTTGTCTGCAAGTTCCTGAATCTTTGGGCTAAGTTTTTCGCCGATCGGCCCGACTACGGCAAGCACCGAGTCAACAAAACCTCCTTTTTCAGTGAGCTTGGCGCCAGCGTCAAAGATGACATCTCCAAGCGTGGTCATCAACTCCTCGGTGATCGGCAAGACATTAGTTGTCAAAAATCCGAGGGCGTCGGTGACGGCTGGAATAAATCGACCGCCGAGCGCGTCCATTTGCTCCCCGAACTGAATCTGAGCAGTCAGCAACTTGCCGCCCACACTGTCAGCAAGTTCTTCCGCAACAGGAAGGTACTTCTCGTTTGATTGCTTCAAGATGTCGGTGACAGTGGCGCCCTTCTCAATCGGTCCGATCAGGGCGGCAAGTCCGCGTGTTGAGCCGTTTGCAGCCTTGCCGATCAGCGCCATCACGTCTGCCATATCCCTGCCGGTCACGGACGAGATCGCAGCGGCAGCGGCGTTCGCCTTTAGCAAAGTATTCTGGCCCTTGAAGAATCGTGAGCCTACTTCTAGGCCGGCGCGAACATCATCGTCGGTCTTGCCGAATCGCTGGAATGCTTTGATTTGTTCTTCAATCTTTGGTGCGATCCTGTCCAGCTCAAATCCTCGCGCCTTGAGCGCGGCGTTGGTCAGGATGGTTGAACGCTGATCCTCAATCGCGCCCTTTACGCTTGCCACCACAAAACCAGCAAGGGCAGTGGCTGCCACGACTGCACCGGCGGCGATCGCCTTGAATGCAGCGCCAGCCGAACTCTTGAGGCTGCCGAGCGCGCCACCGATTTTGCCGATCGGTCCGGTGGCAGCATCTTTTGCCTTGATAACGAAGTTAGCGGAGCGATCAGCAGCCATCAGCGTTGATTCCCTCTCTTGAACTTCAAGATGGTGGCGCGGAAGGCGCCGTCATTTAGGAACTTCTCCGTGGTTGCAGAGAAAGCTTCCATTGCTCGCTCGATTGTACCCGCCTTTTTGACCGTATCCGAGACGAATGGTCGCGCAGCTACTGGACGCACTGCAACTGATCCTGACTTGGTTCGCCGCACGCCGCTTCTGCCTTCCACAACAAACCAGCCGTAGAACACTCCAGACCGTCCACCTTTGATGCCGACGACCGCGCCTGGCTTATTGAATCTCACGCCGCGTGCTTTGACGTTTTTCTGCAGCCTGCCTGGCTTGGCCGTCGTCTGCCCGCGAGGAGCTGCCTGCCTCATCGGCGTAAGCATCGTGCGCGCTGCGTTCAACGCAGCGATGGATTGCATCCGCTTGAAGCCGCTCGGATTGTTCGCCTGATAAAAACCGATCAGAAGATCATCAAACGCTTTGTCGGTTTGAATTTCTAGGACTAGCGAATCGTTAGCGGCCACGACGCTCCTTTGGCTGTAGGTCGGACATCAGCATCAGTGTACGAAGGAAGTCTCCGCTTTCCCACTGCAACACCTCGTGCGGTGGGATGTGGAACTTCTCGGCAATGAGATGCGCTGCGATCAGCGGGTGCGGCTTGAGCGAACGACCCGCCGCCAGCCGCTGGGCGTCGAGTCTTATCGAGGGGGGAGTGCTGCGACTGCCTCCGACCACTTCTCAATCGTCTGCGTCAGCGCGTCCATTGGGGAGTCAATGATGCTTTTCGCCGGCTCACCGTCGTCGGTCAGGAAGTTATGCTTCGTGATCAGGCGCTCGATCGCCTTCATCGCGCGCTCAGCGTCGCCGCTTTGCAGGTCAATAAGAATCCTAGCTGGAACACCTTCCGCCTTCATCGTGGCTGTCCAGCCGTCAAACGGCGCGGACAGGGTGACCTCAACGGTGCGGAACTGTGGCTTGCTCTGGCTCATCTAGCCTCCTCCTCTTCTACTAGGTTGAACTTACGGCAACGCCGCCAAGTCGCTGTTCACGACGATGCGAAGGCTCTTCGCGCTCACTGTGTCGTAGACCAGCGTACCAGTCACGGCCATCGTGGTCAGACCATCTTCGGCGCCAGCCATCTGCTGAACTTCCGTTGGGACGATCATCGCAAGGATGTGTGCCGAGTAGGTGCCGTTGCTCCAAGTCAGCCGCACGCCCTTCGGCGTAGCTGCCTTGTATGCGTCGTACCACGTAGAGACTGCACTCGCGGTGCTGCTCACTGTCATCGTCAACGTGCCGCTGAATGGGTTGCTCTCGCTGTGCGTGCTGAATACGGTCGTGCCTGCGAGGTACGACTGGCGCGTGATCCCTGCGTTGAACTCCAGTGAGAAATCAAGCAGGTACTCGTATGCCGTGCCGTCTGCCGTGCCTGGGAAGGTTGAGCCGTGCTGGAATGCGTTCCAGAGGCGTCCTGACATAAACGGCGAGGTTGGCGTGCCTTCGGCAAGCGTCGCGCTGTTCTTGGCGATCTGCTGCGCGAAGAGATTTGCGCTCAGGTTCGTCAGTCCGCTGCGGTCAGCGGCGATCGTGATGGACTCCGCAAGGCAGTAGTTCGCCGCGTATGCCTGCGTGCCGTCGGTTGCGATCAAGGTGTATGAGGTCGGCGCATTTGCCGCTGTCATCGAGTAGTCGTAGTCCCACTCGTATGGCGCAGCCGTGCCTGAAGGCGTATCGGTGCGCGTCATTGAGAGCCAGAGTGGAAGTTCGCCGACGCTCACGGCAGGGACGGTTGCGCTGAGTGTTGGCTCAACGGAGACGATCGTGCCGGTGGAGCCGATGAGCGGGTTGCGAAGCGCAACGGATCGCTCGGTTCCAAGTTCAATCGTTGTGCCTTCGGAGATGACGCCAGTTGGCGTCACGAGCAGCTTGCGTCCGCCGCTGGTCAGCGTCGGGATAGTTCCAGGCGTCGCCTCCTTGAAGGCGACCAGTTTGCTGAACAGTACGTTCCCTGCGGATGCGGCTGGCATTAGTCGTTCTCCTTGTCTTCAGCCGCTGGTGCGGCACGCTTGGCGATTCCTGCTGCGATCCAAGCCTCTGCCTGAACCACAGGTGCGCTGATGATACTACCGTCGGCAGGCAGACCAGCCACAAACTCTCCCTGTGGGATTGAGCCTGGCACGAACTGCACGTCAATGTGGCTGATCACTGGATAGGTCAGAGGCTTCTTCAGATCAGGCACTGGTGGCAATCGCCTCCACGCTTGAGACTTCAACCGTTGCCGTGATAGTCAGGAAATCTGCGTCGCCCCACGTATCGGTGCCGATGTTGGTGGAGGTCACGCTTGCCTGCGCCACCCCACTCGCATTGTCCAGCGTCACGCCGTCAATAAAGGCGTCACGCAGCCACGTTCGCCACGTCATCAAGTCCTCATATTTGCGCGCAAGGTCAGCCTGCGGGGTCAGATAAATCACAACATTCAACGTCAGCGTGATTTGGCGATTTGAGGCGCCGTAGGCAATCGTGTCGTCGCCTGGGATGATCACGGCCGCAGGCGCAACGGCGATGTTATCTGGAGGATATGCGTGAACCTTTCGCAACGCATATCCGACTGGTGAGGGCGTGCTTTCAAGATGCTCGCGGACCGCCTCGATAACGGTCTTATCTGCAAAGCTCATCTGATCAGCGCCGCGATCTCTTCTTCAGTCAGGCCGAGCGCCGCAAGTTTGGCAAGCACAGAAGTTCTGCTTTCATCGACTGGCTCTACAGAAGATGGCGTTGGAGCAATCCAATTTCCATCTACGCGAGTCCAGCCAACGCCAATGCCAGGGAGCGCAAGTTCTGCTGTTGTTCCGTCTGGAGGAGTCCAGTCAGAAACCCCATCCCACACAAAAACATTTACAACTGTGTTGTCTTTGATCAAGAAGTATGTATTCATTGCAAAATCCTAAACTGAGATGACAAGCACATAGCCGCCGCCACCTGTTCCGCCAGCTCCCGTTGACCAGGTACCTCCGCCAGACTCTACTGCTGCGCCACCGCCGCCTCCGCCGCCACCGAGGTATCCGTTGCCCCCGGCACCGCCATTTCCAGCTGATCCGCTACCTCCGCCTCCGCCGGCATTTCCAATTCCAACCGTGCCTGCGTTCGATCCGGCGCCGCCAACAGTTCCAGCAGTTCCACCAGCAGCCGCAGTATCTACAAGTCGACCAAATCCTCGGCCACCTGCGCCGCCTGCCATTGAGTTATGCGTTGAGTATTTTCCGCCGCCTCCGCCGCCACCTGCTGCACCAAACTGATTGTCAACGCCAGCAAGTGCGCCAGCAGAACCGTTTGCGCTTCTAGCGCCAGCGCCAGCAGAGTACCAGCGTCCTTGAAACCAGTCTGCCTCTGATGCACTTTGACCTATTCCTGTTGTTTGCGGGGTGCTGTCTGTTCTGCTTTGTCGAGCGTAGCCAACAGAAACAATGTTGCCAGGACCTGGCCTTGTGATGGTGGGCGTTTGATTATTTCCTTCAACTGACTTACCGCCAAAACCACCATAGGCTGTTGCAACTGTGCCAAATGTTGTATCGCCACCATTACCGCCGTCTGATCCAGCAAGGGGTGTTCCAGCCGACACGGATGCACCGGCGGTTCCTCCTGCTGCAATCGTGACAGTTACCGTTCCAGCAAGTTCTGTTGCCTTGAACCATCCATTGACTACGCCGCCTGCCCCTCCGCCGCATCCACCGATGTGATAGTTGCCAGATGCCGTACCCCTCGCCCCCGATGCTCCGCCGCCGCCGCCACCAAGGGCAAGAACGTAAACGGCAACCTTCCCTGCTGGCTTTACCCACGAGCCGCTGCTTGTAAATTCTTGAACGTCTGCACCAGCAGCGGCTGCGGTTGCCCAGACTGGAATTCCAGCCGTTCCAACCGAGAGGATTTGATTGGCTGTTCCAATTCCAAGTCGAGTGATGGTTGCCGACCCGCTTGCGTAAAGTAAGTCGCCAGCAGCCGTCGCGGTGTTCTTTGGAATCGCTGTGCCGGCAAGGTCATAGGCTGACTTGACGCTGTTCGGCGTAGCCGCCGTTGTGGTCGAGGTAGACGAGGTTGAGTCAATCAGCGTCGTGACGCCGTAGACGTCGCTGGTTGCCGCCGTACCAGGAGCAGGCGTTGGCGTGATCCACTGCGTGTTGTAGTCAGAAGAGTCAATCTTGGCGAGAAGCTGCCCTGCGGTTCCCCCTACGACAACGCCGGAACCTGCAGGACCTGTTGCGCCTGTTGCCCCAGTCGCGCCTGTCGCGCCTGTTGAGCCAGCGACGCCTTGCGGGATGGAGAAGTCAAAGATTGCCGCGCCAGAGCTGCCGACGTTCGTGACAGTGGCGTTTGAGCCAGCGGTTCCAGTGATGACCGTGCCGACCGCGATTGTCGCAGCCGCACCAGTTGATCCTGTGGCGCCAGTGTCCCCAGTGTCACCCTTGTCTCCCTTGACCAGCACGAAGTCAAAGACAGCCGCTGATGACGAGCCTGTGTTGGTGACCGAAACTGCGGTGCCTTGCGTGACGCTGCCTACGGCGATGGTTGCCGCTGAGCCTGCCGCGCCAGTGGCTCCAGTTGCTCCAGTTGCTCCAGTGTCGCCAGTGTCACCCTTGACGAGTACGAAGTCAAAGACCGCAGCGGAGGAGGAGCCTGTATTGGTCACCGCGACGGCAGTACCCTGCGTGACTGCGCCAACGGCGATGGTGGCGGCAGAACCCGCTGCGCCTGTCGCGCCTGTGTTGCCTGTTGCCCCTGTATTTCCTGTGTCGCCCTTATCGCCCTTATCGCCTTTGACAAGTGTGAAGTCAAAGATTGCAGCGGAACTTGATCCGCTGTTGGTCACCGCAACGGCAGTGCCTTGCGTGACGGTGCCAACTGCAATCGTGGCTGCAGAGCCAGCAGCGCCTGTCGCGCCGGTAGCGCCAGTCGCGCCAGTCGCTCCTGGCACCAACACAAAGTCGAAGACAGCGGCTGAGGAGGAGCCGGAGTTAGTGACAACAGGCGCAGTTCCTGAAGTGGTAGTGCCGACGGTAATCGTGGCGGCTGATCCTGCAGCTCCTGTCGAACCTGTGGCACCAGTGTTGCCAGTGTCACCCTTATCACCTTTGACAAGTACGAAGTTGAATACGGCAGCCGATGAGGAGCCGCTGTTCGTGACGGCAACAGCCGTCCCCTGCGTGACCGAACCGACAGCAATGGTTGCAGCAGAACCAGCAGGACCTGCGGTACCCGCTGGGCCAGTTGCGCCTGCAGGACCTGTCGGACCCTGCGCGCCTGCGGGTCCAGGTGCCTGAACGACAATCTCTGTGCGCGTGTCGTTGATCGAGATGATCTGCTGCGTCAGGTCAACTTCTACGGTCATCGCGTCACCTCAGGTGAAACTGTTGCTGCTCCTTGCAAGAGGCGCGTCACCACGCCGCCTGCGCTCACAAGTTCAAGGTCATAGACGCCGCTGAATGGCGCGGTGAGCGCAGCGGTTGTCGTGGCAGAGATGACGATGGCGATTGTCCCAGCCGCCCCGCCAAGTGTGATCCCAGCGCCGCTCGTCAGGCTGACGATGCTGGTGCTGGATGAGTACGTCTCGCGCACTTGCATCCGCGCGCTGTAGCCAGTCAGGTTGATCGCCGTGCCAGCCGAGTCCTTCCACGTGACGGTCAGCTCAAAGGTTGCGCCCTGGTTGATCGTCAGGTCAAAGGTATTCCCTAGCGCCATTATCGGCTCAGCCCTTCACGCTTGCGGTACGCCTCAAGCAAGACTTGAGATTCAGGATGCAGTGCGCGTGTCTGGCGAAGAATGCCGCCGAGGTCTTGCGAGCCGATCACGCCGAACGGCGAGGTGCGGCTTGACCAGACTGCGCCGGCTTGAATGATTGCTGCCTGCTTGACGGCGCTTGGCACGGACGGCCATCCGAACACGCCGACCACCTTGACGCCGCGATAGACGTCGCGTGGGAAGTTGCGCGGCCAGTTGACCGACACGTCAATCTCATTGTACGGAAACCCATCAAGCGCGGCATTGCCAGGCGCGAGGTTGTAGTCCGTGTCCACCGTCCACGTCGTCTCGTAGGTGCCGTTGCCGTCGTCGTCAGTCGTCAGCGTCGTAATGCTTACAAGGTCATCAACGAGGACGTACTTGTAGTCCTCTGCCGTGTAGTAGCGCGTTTGTGTCGCTGTGCCAAAGCCGTTCTTGCGATCGGTGTAAAGGTCAATGAGTGCGTCGGTCGCATCGAGGACAGACTGCAGCGCCGTATCGTCGGAGCTGTCGCTGATCCCGATTGCAGCCTTGAACTCGGCGAGACTTGCGTATGACATTTAGATGCCTCCGACTGACAGGACGGTAAGGGTTTGACCATCGTTCTCGGCGATAGCATAGAGCGTCTGTCGCTCCATTAGCCGGATTGTCACGTGTTCGCCCTTGCGTAGCACAAAGCCATTGGCAAGGGTCAGGTCTGAAGCGCCGATCAACACGTCCTTTGAGTTGTTGGCGAGTGCGTGCAAGTGAACCTCCGTTCCAGCGACGCGACCCTCAACAACGCTGGCAGCCGCAGTCCCCACGCTCATCTGCCTAGACGCTAGATACTGAGTCACTCGTCAATCCCTCTTTCCCGCTCTCTAAGCGGCGTTCGCTTCACGGTGGCTGTATTGCCCCACCTGACCACAATGGCGCGCTCTACGTGGCTCGTAGGTGCCTCTGCGTTGATTTTAGCAGCGCCCTTGCGCCCCAGTTTCTTCAGTCTCTTCCAGATGTCCATTTCCCCTCCTGATGCGAACGGGGTGCCGAGCCGAAGCCCAGCACCCCGCCGCTCAACCTAGTCGCCTACTGATTAGGAAACGTTGGCTGACTGATACGACTTGACGGCCGTTGTCTGAGCAAGGCCCGTCGCGCCACGAACTTCCACCTTGTAGGAGATCAGGCCGAGGTTCCACGCGAACTCGCGGGAAACTTCAACTCGAACGCCGCCAACGAGGGCCGTGTAAATCTGTCCGAGGTCACCAAACAGGATTGCGCCTGCGGTGTTGTCCGTCAGGTCGATAAGCGCTGCGCTGTAGACAGGCGCTCCGAGGAGTCGGTCTGCCACATTCGCGTCACCTGCGCGGAAGATCGGCTGGCCCGTTGTATCAACGAGACCAGTGACCACACCGAGCGTGGTGTCATTCATCAACCAGCCAGCCTTAGGAGCGCGTCGGTACGCCTGGTTCACAGACGCCTTGAGCTTCGCAAGGTCGGTATAGGTTGGGTTGATTGACACAGTGCCTGAGCCAGTTGCGCCAACGGCTGCAGCAGCGGCAACAGCGGTACCAGCGAAGGCACCGTGAGCAACTGCGACTTCCGCGCCGCACTTCTCGGCGATCATCGCGCTCAGGTCAAAGGCTGCGTCTTCGGCAAGCTCTTCGGTGACCTGAATGATGGTCGCGTACTTGACTGGCGTGAGGGACAGCGCGCTGAGCGTTCCGTCCGACTCGCCGATCGTGCCAGCCTCAGCAACTGATCCAGCGGTTCCAAGAGCCGTGACTCGTGGGAACTGAATGTTGTTGCCGGTGGTGGTGCGAACGACCGTGATGATCGCTGGGTCAATGAATGGGTTGAACTGTGCCGCAACAACGTTCACGCGGTCAGCAATGGTGACTGGGTTGCCCAAGCCAGTGCTGCGTGAGACATCGCGGTACTCGAACGTCTGCGACCCGCCCAAGCGAGCAAGTGCGCGGAGTTCGTCGTTTGACCCTTCGGACTTCTCGACCTTAGGAGCGATTGCCGTGGCGTACTCAGCGCGAACTGCATCAGCAGCGCTTCGTGCCTCGCTGGCATCCTTCTCCGAACGGATCGCGGCCGCAACCGTTGCAGCCTCCGAGGTCAACTTCTCAAAGCGAGCCTGTGACTCGCCCTCAAGCGACTCGCCCTTCTCGGCAAGGTCAGTCACGATGGACTGAGCCTCGGTCAAGAGGGAAGCACGCTTCTCGTGTAGCTTCCTAACGTCTGACATTTCTGTCTCCTTTTTTATTGGTTTCCACAATGTTGCGGCTCGCCTAGCGGGATGACCTGATCGCGGGCTTGCGTACTAGCGCAGCGGGGCGGGGTCTCGTGGCTTCTAGAGCGTTTCTGATTCCATCTCGGCAAGCAGCAACTTGGCGCGAGCGATGGACGGGTCCAGCACTGTGCGCTTTGGAGCCAACTTCTCCGTGACGGTTTCAATCACCTCGACGTCCTCTTCGGTCAGCGGTTGCGCCGACTTCAAGGACTCGATGGCTGAGATAAGCCGGTCGCCGTCTACGCCCATTCGGGACGCGACTTTGCGAACGGAGGTCAAGCCCAGCGTGGCTGGGTATGCGGGAGTCTGTCCTGCACTGAGGACGCTCACCTCAAAGAGATTCACTTCGCGCAGCGTGCGCGTGTCCTCGTCCCACGAGTCGCCGTTCTTCGGGATCGTGAAGCCGAAGGACATTCCCATCGCGCGAGCCTCGTGCGTCAACTTGCTGATCACGCCTGCGGCATCTGGGTCGGCTGGATCAAGGCGAGCCTCAACCTTCAAGCCGCGCTCATCTTCGGTGAGTTCAAGTCGGCCGCTTGCGGTCGTTGCAAGTGCGCGGCTCTCGTCGTGTCCAAAGAGGAAGGAGACAATCTTCTTGCCGTCAGCAACGCGCGAGAGCGTGCGACGGAAGGCGCCTGGAGCGATGACCTCGGTGAACGGAAGTCCAGCCGACGGTGCGCCAAAGAGCGCGGCGTAGCCGGTGAAGGTCTTCTGACCGTCTTCGTCTTCTCGGACGGTGAAGTCGCCCATCGGAAGAGCGCGCGTCTCAAGTTCTTTCACGTCAAACCTCTCTTCAGTGTCTAGCGGCGCGAGGACGCCGTCTGCCCATTCTAGGACGCGATCTGCGCCGTTCTCTGCTGTGGGATCAACGCCCCAAAGATACGCGGCAACCGCGCCTGGTCCTGGGAAGTCTTCGTTGTCTGGATTGTTGTTGCGCGGTACGCCTTCCCAGTCGCCACGGTGTCGCAGAATCCACGCCCGCATCCTTGTCACCTTGTCATCCTCAACTTGTCCAGCGCGCAGCTGCCGCGCCTCTTCAATGGTCTGGTCGGTGAGTCCGTCGCCGGCGTAACCGTTGCGTTCGTAGGTCAGACCCTTCTCGGCTGCCTCCTGAATGTATTGCGGCACGTCAATCAGCACGCGCATCTCGTCGTCGTCCTCGCCGCCATCGTCAGGCTGCCACGCATTGCAGTAGTAGGCGCCGCTTACATAGTCATCCCACTTCTCGCAATACGCCTTGTCGCCCTCAACCTTTGCTTCGTTGTAGAAGACGCAGTTGCCACAGGCGCGGCCTTCTGGCACGTCAGGCGAGAGTGCTGGTCGGTAGTTATCAGGCAGAACGCGCGCGGCAACATAGTCGCCGCCTGGCTCAATGCCTTCGCCGAGTGAGACAGCAACCATCTGCGCGAGCGCATCTTCTTTGCTGTCGTGACAGCCGATGACCTCGCCGTCTTCCTTGACGGTTGCCCAGCCGTTGCAGTCTGGCGATTGGTCGGTGACGAAGTACGGCATCAGTCTTGCGGCTCCGTGTCGCTGAGTGTGCCGATGTTCAGCGGCTTCCAGAACTCCGCGCCGCCGTCCACCGGCGCGCGATCTTCAAGCGAGCGCACTTCGTTCACGGACAGGAAGCCATTGTTCAGCGCGGTTGCGTAGGAGTTGTAGCGCTCCTGTGTCGTCGCGCGAAGCAAGCCGTCAAGCGTGAACTTCAAGAAGGTTTGCTCGGCTCCTGGCACGATGCGCTGGAACGATGCCTCAAGGCGCGCGATCATTGGTCCGAGTCCGAGTCGCAGCCACTCAATGCCGATCAACTCGACCGAAGCATAGGAGGTGTTGCCGCCTGGGTACTGGAGCATATGCAGCGGCACGCCGTAGATGCGCGCGATGGCTTCCACGCCGTAGTGCATCGTCTCCACGAGCTGCAGGTCGCTGATCTTTGCGCCGAGCTGTAGATAGTCTGCGCCGCCAGTTAGCACGGCCACTCGCCACGCCTTGTCCACACCACCGTGTCGGCGACCGAAGCCAGTGCGAAGTGCCTCTGCCTGATCCTGCGTCAACTCGCCTGGCACCTTGATCAGACCGCCGACGCTTGCATTGTTCTCGTAGAACTTTGCGCTGAAGATTTGCGTCGCGCTTGCAAGTCCGAGCGTCACCTTGTGATGCTCGATTGGTGACAGCCCGCGATGATGCTCGCCAGTGGCGAACAGCGGGATGTGAATGATCTCTGCGCTTGTCAGCGTGATTGCGCCTTCGGTTGTCTCAATGTAGTAAACCGGCTCACCAAACTGACCGCTCCTGATCTCCACCTTCTGCGGATCAAGGACGCGGGTCTCAATCACATTGTCGGATGAGTCGCGCAGGCAAAGGATGAAGGCGTTGCCGTCTAGCAGCAGCGAAGTCACGACGCGGTGCTTGAACTCAAAGGATGTGAAGTTCGGGTTGTTCGGAATCGGCGTGTCCATCCATCGCGGACGCGGACGGTATGGTCGGCGCGTTCCGTCAATGCGGATGTAGGTGTCCCACGGAAGTCCAGCGATCGTGTCGGCATAAAGCTTCACTGCGGCGTAGACCGCACCAATGCTGGTGGCGTTCTCTTGTGTGACAAGGACGCCAGCCGCACTTGATGATGCTTCTTGCGCTAACCACTGACCGCCGATGAATCGTTCCTCTTGTGGCTGTTGGCGTCCGAGGACGCGATCAAGGATTCCCATTCGTCTCCCTACAACTCAATCCACTTGACCTCAGCCTTCGGCTTCGGCGCTGGTGCGTTGCCTAGTGTACCCGCTCGGCTGTGTGCCATTAGCGCAGCGACCAGAAGGTCAATGCGCTTCAGGCTGGTCTTGGATTCTTTCTTCACCATCAAGCCGTTGCGTGAATAGTACGGCGTGGCATTGCCTGCGTGTCGTGCCAGACTCGGATCGCCGTCGTGCTTCACTCTGCCGTTGACTACGGCATCGTAGAACGCAGCTGTGGCTGGAACCATCCGCGAAGGCGTCTGAGGGAACTCGACCACAGGCAGGCCCATCTGCTGCCACGCCTCCATCGAGCGCTGCCACCTGAATGGGTCGCAGACGATCTCTCGGACGTTGTGCGACTTGCAGATATCAAGCATCTTGGCCTCAACCTCCTCCACCGGCACACGCCAGGCGAGTTCAGCATCGAGCGGTCGCTCCCAGTGTCCGAGGACGAAGAACGCTTTGTCCGCCACGCGGCACGCGACGATGGCAGTGGAGTCGTTGCTGAACGAGCCGTCAAAGCCGAGGACAATCTCGTCCTCCTTGTTGAGCGCAATCTGATCATCCTTGCAGGCGTCCCACGTCCCAGTCGGCAAGAATGCGGTCGCACTGCTCACCCATTGGTTGAGGCGCTTCGTCCTGAACTCTGCCTCTGGCGTGCGCTTCTTGGCTGAGAGCAGGTCATCAAGCGACAGGATTGCAGGCTCGCTGAGCAGCCCAGGGTTGGCTTCGCTCCACTTCGTCTCGTCAAGGTAGGCGTCGTCAGCGGCTTCCCACCACGCCATCCCAAGAGTTGGGTCGTCGTTCTCTCCAGCAATGCGGCGACGAGCCAACTGGTAGAGCGTGTAAGCGATGGAGTCAGAGCCAGTGGAGTCTGTGCGCGGTCCTGCGGTCGTGATCGCCACGAAGAGCGGCGAGCGGCGTGCGCCCATTGAGAGCGAGAGGACGTCAAAGAGTTCACGAGACGGCCACGCCGCCAACTCGTCAGCGATGACCAGCGAGGCGCTCAAGCCCTCCTTCGTGAATGCCTCCGAAGACAACGCCTTGTAGATCGTTCCAGTTCCCTTGAACTCCATCGCGTCGCGGTAGACCTTGATCTGGGCGCCCAGTTCTGGACTCATCTCAACGGCTCGGCGTGCGTGGCTCATCACGAGCTTCGCCTGATCGCGGTCGGCAGCAGCCGAGTAGATTTCACCACCCCGATCGCCATACAGTCCAAAGAAGAGCGGAAGGGTAGAGGCGAGTGCGGTCTTGCCGTTCTTACGAGCAATGCCAGTCAGGAAGAAGCGGTGCGTGAAGGTCTGGTCTTCCTTGCGTGCGAGCATCCTCCGAAGGAGGCGCCTCTGCCATACCCTGAACTGAAGCGGCTCACCTGAGGCGCCAGCGATTGAGTCTTTAGCAATGGGTACAAGGTCCTCTGCAAAGTCAGCAACGATGTCACCCAAACTACGGCTGAGGTCAGCCGAAGCGACAGGGGTCAGCCAGCGCGGTGGCCACCCTTCTGTTGCATCCGATCGCGGTACTTGTCGATCTTGGACTGGCTCTCCACCATTGCGATCCCTAGCTTGGCTCGGTCGGCTGGAGTCAGTCCGAGGTGATTCATCCATTTCCTAATACTCTCCCCAGTGCTTGTCCTCATCCCTGCGGCGGGATGTGCGTAAGCATAACCCTTGTCGGTGTAGAGGATCGGACCGTCTACGGAGAGCCGCGCCTCAAGCGTGGCTAGATGCTCAATATCTTTGACGAGCAGCGTGAGCGCGTCGCGGTCGGATACGGCGATCCACGCGCCTGCGTATTCCACGATGCGGTGCCACGCCTCGGTTGCGATCGGACCCAAACCGTCCGGCACGCCCAGTTCGGACGCACGCGGCAAACTATTTGTGAGCTGAACAACAACAGCACGAGACGGCTTCAGCGTCCCGCGCTTTGCTTTTATTTCATTTGGCGTGCGTGCTGGTCCTGACATAAATCCCCCCTAGCCTAACCTGCCTGCGCCTGCGCAGCACTCGGCGCTGGATACCCGACCGCCTCGTGTAAATAGAATAACGAATGCCCCCCGTATTAGGACAGACGTTCTACTTTGTCTTGGATGCGCGGCGCTGCGCGCGGTTCAAGGTCGGTGCTGGCATCGGTGCTGCGCTCGGCTTCTTGCGCGCCGTCATCAACTCGATGAGCGGCTTCCAGTCAGCGGCGTAGACCTTCACCTGGTCGTAGCGTTCCATCGCAGCGGAGACCTCCCCCCTATCTACCCGCCCCCCCTTCGTCTCTTCGTAAACTTCCTGCAGCGCAGTGACGATGGCAGGCACGTTCGGGATCGCGAAGAAGGAAACTTGGAACTCGTCCCACACGCGCTGTACCGGCACTGCCTTGCTGTGCGGCCCGATCAACTCAGGCTGCGCGCTGAAGTCAGAGACGATCACCGGCGTGCCGCAGGCTTGGCTCTCCACGGCAGGGATGCCGAAGCCTTCGCCCATCGAGGTGAG